CCCTTGGTAGCGGCTATGACACCGCAACCCAGCATGTCTTTGGCTCTTCGAGAGCCCTGGTCATGCTAGCAGTAGTAGCAGACTTAGTGAAGTAGGCATAAAGCCCTCTTTCACCAGGAATGCTCGAACTGGTGGTGCCAGTCATCACCGGCATCTCGTACTCATATCGCTGGTATCTTTTATTCCAGCGAAAATGTTTACGATCAATTTCACCCCTTCGGCCTGGGAGACCGAAGTACCCGTAAGGAACGGGCCAGATGTCGTCGAGATGGTCTAGCAGCACGCGCGATGCGTGTATAAGTCCATTGCTTGCAAGAGCTTTGGCCTGCTCCAGACCACCGCACCAGTCAGTTAAAGATGTGCTATTTGCTTTGGAAAGTCGTGTTATACGACAATCAACTTTAGCATACCACCATGCACCACAGGCCTCTCGAGTGAGAGACGTATGGCAGCATTTAGCTATGTTAGGTTGACATCCAGAGCGGCGCAGTGCATCCATTACAACATGGAAGTATTGGCGGCGAACAATAATGTCGTCCCCAAATACCCGCACCGAATTGCCAAGTAAGCAATATAAAGTACGCGTCTCAGTTTCCTTTGTAATAAGGATACCGTCCGCACACAATATAGCGGCATTGGCAATAGCCCAAAAGATGAGGGTCTCGAACGGAAAGCATAAAGCATTTCCCATCGTAAATAATGACTTGGAAGGAAATTCCAGATCATCAATACGAATGGATCGAGAGCGCGATGCACTGAAGATTTTCAGTAAATTCGTACCAAGGAGGGTACGACCAAGAGCTAAACTCAAGGTATCTGACCCATCGGATAAAGCAATAGTTGAGAAACTACTGAGATTCCTACACTTTCGTTGTGAAAGTGTGTGGTCAGAAAAATTTATTGAATTTCTTGTAAGTGGTGACTCCGCGACAATCTTAGCGATTGTACGCCACAATCCTTGTTGCTCGAACATAAGTTCTTTAGGTTCGATGCAAATGATGCGGTGTTTACGAAAGTCTTTAGGGACCATCGTAGCGCGTGACGAAGCAGACGCACGGGTAAATCCGCGCAGACTAGTAGTCTGTGCATCGAATATATCCG